ACGTAGGCATAGGAACTTCATCTCCAAGCTATAAGATTGATTGTCGTGGTGCGGCTAACACAGATGTTGCCATACAAGTCAAGGCTTCTGGCACAGGTGATGTAGATGCAGAGCTACGATTAGATGCGGCTGATACAGGTGAATCACTTGTTAGGTACGCAAGGGATGGAACAACACGAGCTGTATCAGAATACACAAATAGTAATGAATGGAACTTTACAACTTATAATAATGATAAGATTGACTTCCAGCCTAACAGTACAAATGTGCTTAGGTTAACAGATAATAATATATACGCTTATAAAACAGTTAGTGTAACAGGTAATGTAAACGTAAGTTACGCATTAAACGTTGGTGGTGCAAATGCAACAAATAGTGGTTATATAGAATCGCCTGTTGTAGGGCCATCACGAGCTTTACAAACTGTAGGGAGTGGCACATCTACTCAGACTCATGTAGGATTTGAAAACCTTTATGGTGAGATAGGTAGAATAGATGTTAGTGCATTCTCAGTCGCTTATGTCACAAGTTCAGACTACAGACTTAAGACTGACGTACAACCTATGCAAGGTAGTATTGACCGATTAAAAGCACTGAAGCCTGTTAACTTTGAGTGGAAAGAAGAAGGCACTAGAGTAGATGGTTTCTTAGCACATGAAGCTCAAGAGATAGTACCAGAAGCTGTTAGTGGAGAAAAGGATGCTACTAAAACTAACAAGGATGGTGTAGAGGTTCCAGACTATCAAGGCATTGACCAGTCTAAACTTGTACCTTTACTTACATCTGCACTACAAGAAGCATTAGCTAAGATTGATGACCTAGAGTTACGAATGGCTAATTTAGAAAATTAAACCAGGGGGCTTCGGCCCCCTATTACTAAAGGAGGCTATTGTGCCTAACTTACCTGAAGAGGATACTCAATTATATATGCTTCTTGGTTCTATGAGTGCTGACTTAAAAACTGTTCTTAATAAATTTACAGCAGTAGAAGAAAGGTTAAACAATCATTCAAATAGAATCAAGGTATTAGAAAAAGCTAGTTATGCTAGGGCTGTAGTATATACAACTACGGTAACAGTAACACCTATTCTATTCACTGCTCTTGGCTGGTTACTAACTAAAACATTTTTATAAGGAGATTATAATGGCAAAAGGAGCTGCAACAGAAAAGAATCTTGGTAACTTACATTCAACACTTACAACAATATTTACTAGAGTGTTACAGGGTTACTTAGATAAACTAGATAAAGCTCAAGAAGCATTTAACTCAGATGAATTTAACTCAGAGATAATGAGTGAACTAGAATACTTAAGTATAGAACCTAGTCCCGCTATGTTATCTGCTATAGCTAAGTTCTTAAAAGATAATAACATAAGTTATGATTCTGAACAGATAGATGAGTTAAGTGAACTTGAACAAAGACTAAGAAATAAGAAAGCTAATAGACCAGACTTTTCTAACGTAACATCTTTACCTTTGACAGGTACTCAATAAGATGGGGCGTGATGCTAGGGAAATGAATAAAGCAGACCGTATTAAAGAGCTGCTTATTATTCAGGAGGCTTACCCTAACTTTCAAGACTTCTTATATGACGTAATGGTTAACCTTATGGGATTTAACTGTACTAATAATCAATTAGATATGGCGAACTACTTACAATACGGTCCGTTATATAGAATGATACAGGCGCAGCGTGGCCAGGCTAAGACCACGGCTACTGCTGCGTATGCTGTATGGAGACTAATACATAACCCGACAGCTAGGATACTTATTATATCTGCTGGTGATACAATGGCTAAGGAGATTAGTAATTGGATTATCCAGATACTAAATGGTATGGAAGAGCTGTCCTGTATGCTGCCAGATAAGTCTGCAGGAGACCGAGCATCTGTTACTGCATATGATATACACTATGTACTAAAGGGACCTGAGAAGTCTCCTAGTGTAGCGTGTGTGGGTATTACATCTAACCTGCAAGGTAAACGTGCTGACGTACTTATTGCAGATGATATCGAGAGTGCTAAGAATGCTTTGACTGCAGATGCTAGGATGAAGCTTACGAACTTAACTAGGGACTTTACTTCTATATGTTCACAGGGAGATATTATATATCTAGGTACACCACAGAGTGTAGACAGTATATATAATGCTTTACCTGGACGTGGCTTTGATATACGTATATGGCCTGGTAGATATCCTACAGAAAGAGAATTAGATAACTACGGAGAACACTTAGCTCCTATGATATCAGAGGCAGTTAAGAAAGACCCGTCACTGGCAACAGGTGCTGGTCTACTAGGTAACAGAGGTAAGCCAACAGATAGTGTTATACTAGGAGAAGATATCCTAGTTAAGAAAGAGATTGACCAGGGAGCTGCTTACTTCCAGCTGCAGCATATGCTAGATACTAGACTTGCAGACGAAGCTAGGTATCCCTTGAAACTAAATAAACTAATCTTTATGAATATAAATAAAGGTAGAAGTCCTATACTTCTTAATCACCAACCGTCTATACATAACAGAGTACCGACTCCAAGTGACTATCCTATTAGAGACCCTATGTATATGTGCTCTGACTTTGGTACTGAATACGGGGAGTTCACAGGTACGCATATGTATGTTGACCCTGCTGGTGGTGGACAGAACGGAGATGAGACAGGCTATGCTGTAACTAGGTTCTTAGGTAATAAGGTTTACCTGGTAGCTGTAGGCGGTGTACCTGGAGGACTAGAAGCTTCTGACTTAGAAGAACTAACTAGAGTAGCTGTTAAATGGAAACCTAATAAGATATCCATAGAACGTAACTACGGTAATGGTGCTTTGCAAAAAGTATGGGAACCGACTTTATACAAGGCGATGAAGGAAGTAAATGCTGGCGTAGAGATAGATGACCCCTGGGAAACAGGGCAGAAGGAACTACGTATAATTGATAAGCTAGAGCCTGTTATAGGTTCAGGTAGATTGGTTGTAGAGCTAGACCTTATCCAGGATGACTGGGCTTCTGTGCAGAAGTACTCTGCTGTAAACCGAGCTTCGTATAGTTTCTTTCACCAGCTTGCTAAAGTAACCAGGGACCGAGGTAGTCTGTCACATGACGATAGACTTGATGCGGTAGCTGGTAGCGTAGGTAACTGGATAGACTTACTAGCTGTAGATGATTTGCAAGCGCAAGTGGCAGCAGAAGCACAACGATATAGGACTATGATGGAAGACCCGTTAGGAAACGGTAGACCTATTAATAACTATAACTCAATGTTCGGCTTGAATACTTTAAGTCCGAATGTACTTAATAATTTAAAACAACGATACTAGGGAGAACCCAATGTCTAAGAAAGACAAACCGACCCAGACTAAGCCAACTGTAAGAGTAGTTGGTACTAATTCTAATAAACTACCCTGGCCGCAGGATAACTCAGGCTCAACTCAGGAACTACGTAGAGGTGCTGTACGCGCCATAGGACGTATCATGGGTTCAGAAGATAATCTAAAGAAAGTACTAGAAACGCTAGAGGTAGCTAGGCTGTATGCTATAGAGCGTATGGAAGAGCAGCAAGTAGAAATGAAAGTTAAAGTAAAAGCAATGCAAGACCGTAAAGCTCTTAATGCAGAGCTATTGAAAAGTGAACTAAGACAAAGAGTAAAGTCTAAGAAGGCTGAGATAAAACGTGTTGAGTCTGAGATAAAGAAGTTGTTAAGCTAATGGACATAGCAGCATTCTTTGATTCTGTACGTCCCTTTATGAAAGACAGTAAGCTAACTGCTGCACAGGTAGTAGGCTTTGAGTGTCTTATAAATTCTTGTTTAGAGTCCGACCTTACAATGGAACAGATAGCCTATGTACTGGCTACAGCTTACCATGAGACAGGTGGACGCATGGAACCTGTACGAGAAGGGTTCTGTAAGACCGACGCTGGTAGCCGTAAGGCAGTAGCTAGGTTATATGAGAAGGGTGTAATAAGCGTAGACTATGCGTTACCACAGAGTAACGGTAAGAGCTATTATGGCCGAGGGTTAGTACAGCTAACACATCTAAGTAACTATGCAAGTACAGGGCATGCACTAGGGTTAGACCTGGTAACGTACCCAGACCTTATGCTAGACTTAGCAGTATCAGTACGCGCTATGATATGGGGTATGAAGACAGGGAGCTATAGGAATAAAAGCTTAGCTGATATGTTACCCTACGAGAACCCTACGTACTCTGAGTGGACTAAGGCTAGAGGTATTATAAACGGTGACGTAGGAAAGAATGGTCCTATGATAGCTGGGTATGCTACTAAGTTCTACACAGCATTGAAGGAGATGTAATGGGTATATTTACAACAGGCATCATAGGTGATGTAGTAGGAGGAGTGTTTGGTATAATAGATGACCTTCATACTTCTGATGAAGAAAAAGCAGCAATGAAGTTCCGTATAACTAAGTTAGCTAGAGAAGCCGACTTAGCACAGCTTGCTGTTAATAAAGAAGAAGCTAAGAGTGGTAGATTATTTGTATCAGGATGGAGACCGTTTGTAGGCTGGGTATGTGGTATAGCATTAGCCTGGACCTTTGTAATCTCTAGAGTTATACAGTCTATTGCATTCTATGTAGCTGAGTTCACAGGAACAGAACTAGACTTATCAGGTCTACCTGAGTTTGACTTAGGAACATTAATGCCTGTACTACTTGGTATGTTAGGACTAGGGACACTTAGAACCTATGAGAAAGTACAGGGTGCATCCCGTAACGACATGACTCCTGATGGAGGAACCATTAGAAAAGGAAAACAAAGAAATGGCAACTAGGAAACCCCGTAAGGGAAAAGCTAAGGTCAAGATAACTGCTTCTGGTAAGAAAGTTAGTTACGGGCAAGCTGGTAAAGCTAAGGGCGGTGGTCCCAGGGTTAGACCAGGTACAAGTAAAGGCGACTCATACTGCGCCAGGTCTGCTGGACAAATGAAGAAGCATAGTAAAGCAGCTAAGGACCCGAACTCACCTCTACGTTTATCACGTAAGCGTTGGAAGTGCAGTGGTTCTAAATCAAGGAAGTAGCGAGGAAGTATTATGGCAGCCAAGAAAAGAGGATTGTGGGATAACATCCACGCTAAACGTAAACGCATTGCAAAAGGAAGTGGTGAGAAAATGAGAAAACCAGGAACAAAGGGTGCTCCAACACAGAAAGCACTAAAGAAAGCAAAGGCCCCTAAGCGTAAGAAGAAGAAAACGTACTAAGGCCTGTAGACATAGCCTAGAAAGCTCTGTAACGCCCGTGGAGAGCGATATGGACTTTCTAGGTATGATTGTATATTTACGAATTAGTGCTTCTCTCTGAGGATATAAGAAGCGTTTATAAAAAAATGGTACAAAATTGTGTGGGGGCATCTACATATAACGTGCGAAAATTTCCCCCATGCCACCCCGCTATACAATATATCTATAAAAAAAGCTGTATCAGCGCGTTAATACACTAATATATTAGAACAATAACACGCTAACACGCTTGCACTATCTCTTTTCATCACTAGTCCGAATTGCTTAACGCTTCTCTATGAGGGAAGGGTTATATATTAAACACACACCCCCCCCTATGAAAAATGGATAGCTGTTAATCAATCCAGACATAGCCTCTAATTGATGTAATTGGGTTAATATCTGATACCTATCTCATTTTATTTACAAGAAAGATTGCCCATAAAAGTGGAGATTTTGAATTAATTTTTAAAAAAAGTGAAATTAACTGTTTACATGGTGTTGGATATCTGTATGTTGGTAATCAACAAATAACAACAGAGAGAAAGATAAGACTATGAGTAAAATATCAAATAACGAAATGAGAGCTGAAGTAGAAATTATGTCAGAATTCGATAATAAAAACAGCAGTTGCTACGCAAGGCGTATTGAAGATGCAGGCATCTACGTAGTCTATTCATACGGGGAACATTGGCCACTATGGGTGTATGATTGGAGAGCCAACCAATGGTATGAAAATGTGGATACATACGGTAACACTACTGGTAAACACAAGTCAGCTACTAGGCCGTATGACCTAACCAAATCAGCACAGGCTAACGGGTTTATAGCTATGACATGTAACGAGCTAAAAACACTGGTTCATCTAATCCAGCAATAAATAACAAAACACAGAAAGGTAGCTTATCATGAGCAAC